AATTTCAATCACCAACTCAACTAAAGCTTGGAAGCAATCTCTATGTCTTGAAGACTTGAGAGCTTACTGGTTGTCAACTCAGTTGGATTCTTCAGCTTACGGCGAAAACCTACCTTTCGAGGAGTCTATCGCTAACTACATGGTTGAAGAGTCAAGAAAAGCTGCTGAAGCCGTTATCGGTTCTCAGATCATCACTCAAGTAACTGTAGCTAACGGTGCTACTATCGGTGCTACCGCAGCTTTCGATTCAAGCACTGCTTACGCTAAAGCTCTTCAAATGATCGATGCTTTGCCATTGTCAGTTTCTAATAGAGAAGACTTGATGATGTTCATGAGCTACTCATCATTCAGGAGTTTGATGACAAACTTGGTTGCTTTGAACTTGTACCACTACGCTCCTGGCGTTTCAACTGGAACTGGCCTTGGTCAATCAGTAGTTATTCCTGGAACTAACATCACTGCTATTCCAGTAGGTGGCTTCGGTACTTCTCAACGCGTCGTTTGTGGTCCTGCTAAGCACGTCGTGATGGTGTGTGGCTTGATCGAAGACACTGACAGAATCGAAGCTTGGTGGTCACGTGACAACCAAGAAATGAGAATGATTGCTAAGTTTACCAACGGTGTTGGAGTACTTGTAGAAGAATTCTCAACTAACGACTTAGCTTAAGTCTAAAACCAATATCACGGGAGAGAGGGTAAAACCTCTCTCCTTTATAACCCAAAAATAACAAATTAAATTATGCCCTGTTCATTAACACAAGCAATAGCTTTAGATTGTATCGATAGCATTGGCGGTATTAAGACTGCATATGTTGGGGTTGATATTGTGTTTTCTTCAGTGAGTTACGATGCTAACAACCAAATCACTGGAGCGACTGGAACTGGAACGTTCTATCAGTACGAATTGCCAAAGAACACTGCGAACTTCGTAGAGACTGGCAATATCTCTGAAACCAACGGTACTGCTTTCTACTCACAAGCTTTGACCTTCAATTTGCAGAAACTATCTGCCGACAAGAGAAATCAACTTCTCCTGCTATCTAGAAACCGAGACATCAAAATTATCTTCCAAGATAACAACGATAAACTCTGGTTGGTAGGTAAAGACCGTGGCGGTGTAACTACCGCTATGAGTGCTAACACTGGTACAGCACCTGGTGACGCTAATAACTACGTTATGACCGTTACTGCTGACGAGCCAGAAATGGCTTACGAGATTGACGCACTTACTTCTCTAAGCGGATTTACTATCACTAACGCCTAACACCCAAAAAGGCTATCTTAGGAAACCGAGGTTAACGCCTCGGTTTCTTTTTGTCAGATGATTGCATTTTTATATTTAGACATAAAAGGATCTTAAGTGATTACACTAACTCCAAATACTACAAACACCTTTGTGATCTACGTTGACACTATTGACAACGAGGTACAAACCTACGGTGACTATTTCCTATTCGGTTTCGAAAATGGATTTACAAGGGAATGGACTTATGTAGTTCCTACTGTACTTACTAGAAATACCCGATACATTAAGTTTGAAATTACGGTTACTCCTAACGAGGTAGACTACCCATTAGATGGTTCAGTTTATTTAGCCCCGTCAGGTAACTGGGATTATAAACTCTGGAACACAGCAACAGCTACACTTAATCCAGCATCTGGGAATCTTTTAGACGAAGGCCAGATGTCTCTAGAAGACCTAAGCCCAGCCGAGGTTACTTTCACACCTTATGTAAGTAATAACGAGTCTTTATCCTCTTATGTCTACTACTCTGCTAATGGAGTTTGGAATACTACTCAGAATGTCTGGGATGCTTACCAAAAATTATGGCAGCAAGCATAAAAATTATACTTTAAAAAAAATAACACAGATATGGCTAACCCCTCTCCACAAGAATCTTGGAACTCTGACATTATGCTAGAGATTATAGCAAAAGAGTTACAGTATGCTAGTCCAAATAACGTCGAAGCAGTTACTCCGGGATCTCCCCTTGCAAGCGGTGTTACTAACTTTAGTCTGCTGCTTTCAGAAGCTGCTACTGTTGCTTGTACTCCTGTTGGAGCGACTGGATCTATTTCAGTTTCTTTACCCGCAGGATATAATCCAATCAGAGTTTCTGCAGTAACTACAGTAAGCGCAGGATCCGCTTGGGCACTTTACTAAAAAATAAATTACCTCGATGGCATTAGTCGCAATAATTTCAGTACAACAAAAACAAGAGCTTGAAGGTAAGTTTTACATACCTGATACCTTGTTTAACCCGGTACAAGATATTAACGATAATTGGGTAATATCCCAAGAAGAGGTTACACAAAACCAAAATCAGGAGGTTGCTTGGGTTAACTCTCTAACATTAAGTACCTTTAATCCCAAACCATGGATACCTCCTGGACAATAAAATACTAACTAAATGCTGAATACTAATCTCAATTTAACCATATCGAGAATTCTCAGCGGCGGAGGAGGCGGCGGAGGTTTTGATCCTGATGCTCAAGCCTTTATAGATGCTACTGGAATTTCTGGAGCCGAGGCAGATTCTATAAACACCTTAACAGTTGGTCTTAAGAGTGCAGGTTTATGGACGGACCTAAAGGTTTTATATCCTTTTGTTGGTACAACCTCAACACAACAAAAGTACAACCTTAAAGATCCTAGAGATTTAGATGCAGCATTTAGATTAACCTTTGCTGGTGGTTGGACACACGACGCTAATGGAGCAAAAGGTAATGGAACGAATGGATATGCAGATATGCATTTCGACCCCGGCACAGACTTAACAGATACTAGATCACTTTATGTAGGTCTTTATCTTTACCAATGGCAGGTATCTGGTTCATCTGGAGATATCTGGGGTTCTCTTGGAACACCTCAATACAGAACATCATTTTGGGGAGCTGGACCTCCTACAAACACTTATTGGGTAACAGGACAGAACGGACAATTCGTAGGAAGTTTTGGTTATGGTGTTGCATTGGGTAATTACTCAATGAACAGAGCAAACACAGGTGCTTTTTCTCTTAACGAAAACAATTACCCATTCCTAAATGGTACAGATCCTTATACAACACCAGGCACAACTTATGATTGGTTGATTGGTGGATACAACGCTAATGGAACACCAGCAGGATTCACCGATGCTGGATTTAGAGCAGTTACTGTTATAGACAGGAATCTTACTGATACAGAAGAGGCAGAACTACAATCATTGCTTGATCAATACTATGGAGGAAGACCTTATACCGTTGCCAATTCAGCTATTAATTGGTATTACGCATTTGATTCAGGAGCATTACTTACAAATGGAGGTCTCTACGGAGCAGCGGGAGATCTTACCAACGTTGGTTCAGTTGGACAAGGAACAGGTAAATTTGGAGACGCAGCAGAGTTTAACGGCACAGGCTATTTTACCGGCGACAGCGATATAGGACAACAGCCATTCTCGACTTCAACTGAATGGACCATTTGTGGATGGGTTAGTCTAGCAACTACCGATAATCAAGTATTTACAACGCAGAGAACAGCAGGATCGAATGGATATAGAATTCTTATGAGACCATCTAGTAACGATATTCTTCTGACAGTTTCTGGTACTAATTTAGCTTATTCTATACCAACAGGAATTTTGACCGATGGTGATTTCCACCATTTAGCAATAACTATGAGATCCGGCGGTACATTCGAGCTTTACATAGACGGTACAAGTTATGGAACTGGCTCCAAACCACCGGTATCGAACGGGGTAACCACGATGAAGATTGGTTATGACCCTGTAACCTCAGGAGGTCAAATCACCAGCGGTGGTAAAATAGATGATCTTATGATTATAAGAGAACGGGCATTAACTGAGCAAGAAATTTTAGGACTTGTCTACAGTAAATACCCATATAAAAACTAAGCTCAAATGACACAGCAACAGATTAAGAATTATTTCGTTTCTATAGGATATACAGAAACCCAGCCAGATACCTATGTTGATCCAACAGATCAATACACATTTACGGTAAAATCTGAATTTACAAGTTACACTTATCCAGAATATGAAGCGGTAAGCAGAAACGATCTTTTTGCCAACGAGGCGGGTTTACAGAATTGGATAACTTTTGTTATAGACGAGTCTACAAATCCTCCAGATACAGACGAGGAATAAACATTCCATCTTTTTTAGAGATGTCACTATATGCTAGGAACCGGGGTTAACGCCTCGGTTTCTTTTTGTTGTACGATATTGTCAGAAACCTTGTTTTTTATATTTAGAGAAAAACATCTAACCAGTGGATTTAACTAATACGAGAATACAGAATACCTACGGCGGAGTGATGAACGTAGGTGCTACTGGCTTTAATGAAAACTTTCAGCAGATTACAGACGGCTTTGGTACTCCCATGCCTATAGAAGCTTCAACCTCCGGGGTTAACTTCACTGGGAATATCTATGTTAACGGTGTTACTGGATTAATAGGTTCTTCGGGTACATCAGGTTCATCTGGTTCATCAGGTTCATCTGGTTCATCAGGTTCATCAGGTTCATCTGGTTCATCTGGTTCATCAGGAGAAAATGGTGCTACCGGCCCTATCGGTTCTACAGGCGCTACCGGCGCTACCGGAGCAGACGGTATTTCATCAGGCAAGAACTACTACTTCAATATAGAAGAGTATGGCGGCGTTACAGGATATCACCTATTATCTACTGAACCTAATAGAAGAGACCAGGCTACACTAGATCTTGTATTAGCCGGAGGTGCTACAGGCTACATCGACCAATTCATTACTGGGGAACTAGGATTTACTACTATTCCAGCCGGGGTACAAGATTTTTCTATCTTCCTGTTAATGGATTCAGCTAATGCAGATATGGATGCTTATGCAGAACTAGAATTAGCAAACTCTGCTGGAGTTGGATACGGTACTACTATTCTCACCAATACACAAAAAATAGATTATGTAGAAGCTAGTACTCCTACTAGGGTAGAACTTACATCAGTGTTTAGCGAGACCACTATTGATCCTACAGACCGGATGATTGTTAGATTAGTAGTTCATAATCAAGATGCTACCTCGAGAACAGCTACTTTATATTCACAAGGTAACGCTTTCTATTCTTTTGTTAACACCTCAATCGGGGTAACTACTTCTAAGTTTGTATCTAATCAGAATGACACATATACGAGTACAGCTGCTGTACAGTACGTGATCACACTAACACAAGCTGAGTATGATGCTATACTATCACCACAAGCAAATACACTCTACATTGTGATATGATAAAACTTAACTCACAAGACGTAAGCAAACTTTATCTCGGCGGATCTCCAGTCGCTGCTGCTTGGCAAGGTAGGGTAAAGATTTATCCAGCTACTGGTCCCACCGGTGGTTTACCTCCAGGTAGGAACACTTATTATCAGTCTATCCTAAATGTTGCTACACTAAATGGATATACTCTACCTAGTTCGTCACAACAGGATCTACAAAATGATCTAGTACAAGAACTAATAGACCAGGGTATATGGGATAAGCTAGACGTGTTTTATGTTTTTGCTAATGACGGTTCTAAAGAGTTTGGTAATCTAAACTGGAAAGATCCAGGAGCATATGAGTGTACTACTTCGGGTTCTCCTTTATGGACGGCTGATCAGGGATATACCGGTGTACCAGTTTCTAGTACTTACGTAGATACTGGCTTTAATGTTGGAGGTACCGCTCAATTCAGTAACGGGGACGCCAGTTTATTTGCTTATGTTTACAACGATATAGCTAACAATACCTACGGAGATATCGGACTAATAGAGCAAGCCCCTTACACAGGAACACAATGGGGTGCTATTAACTCTAGACTTCCAGCAGTCGGAGCTCTTAACTCTAGAGCCGAGTATAACCTACTAGACACAACCACAAGTCCTTTCTGGACTTCAGATGTACCAACCTCTGTAGGTTTCTCACATGTAGACAGAGCTAATAGTAGTCAGATTAAGTTCTACAAAAATGGTACACTGCTAAACACTAGATCGGCTACAGAAACAACTCTGCCCGCTACACTAACGCTACAGTTCTTAAAGGGTAGACTATTAGCTGACTATTCGGCTAGAACAGTTTCTATAGGTGGTGTGGGTTCTTCGCTTAGCACTGAAGCATCTGCATTTTACACCGCTATAAATACTTACATGACTTCGATATGAATTTAGAAAATCAACAAATCAAAAACACCTACACAGGTCTACTTAATATCGGTGCTACTGGTATGTCAGATACTTGTGCAGAAGTAACCGACGGTTCGAATAACAACGTAGGCATACAAGTTTGTAATTGCTGCACCAAGTTTACTAAGGCAAACATCTATATGGCAAATCTGCCTGGCCCCTATACCAGCGACGCTGATTTTTATGGTAACTATTCTGGCGGAACGGCGGGCCAATTATACTTACTTACAAAAGGCGGTTCCACAAACATTACTGTAGCAGGAAATAACTAAGAATTATGATATACCAATTTAACACAGACTTCGTTCCAGATCTTACAGTACCTGAAATTTTTAAGGTACGAGGTAAGAATTGGGTTTCGTTTGGTCAGGATAATCTTTATCCCCAATATATTACGGAGCTTTACAATAAAAGCGCAATTAACCGTACCTCGCTTATTTCTAAGCAGCTTAATGTAGTAGGCGAAGGTCTAGAAACTATAGACGAGCAATACAATTACGTGCTTAATAGAGCTAACGACATGGAAGGCTGGAACGATGTCTTTGATAAGTGTGCTCTAGATTACGAGATCTTCGGTGGCTTTGCACTGAATGTTATCTGGACTAGAGACGGCGAGCGTATTCATTCTTTCTACCATATTCCTTTTCAGGACGTCAGATCAGGAGATTACGATATAGCCGAGGATAAGGTTACACACTACTACTATTCTAGTGACTGGAAGAATTTTAGAAAGCACAAGCCGGTTGCTTACCCTACATTTGATCCTAATACAGCAGATGAGCATCCTAACCAGATCCTGTACTATTACGACTACCAGCCAGGATCTAAGTACTACCCGCTACCTTCTTACTCGGGATCTTGCTCAGACATCGAGATAGATGTCCAGGTTTCTACACTACACCTCAGTAACCTAGAAAACGGACTAAACCCATCTCTCTGGATTA